GCGGCAACACGTCTACACTAGATGGTTTGTCATTTACAAATGTTGGATCTATATCAGGTCCAAACAATGATATTTCATTCAGTAATAATAGACTTATTAATGTTGCGCCTCCTGAAGCAAACACAGATGTTGTAACACGAGAATATCTATCAGACGAACTAGTCGCTCTTGAATTAACTGTTCGTGTTGTCGAAGATCCAGTAGATCCAAGAGACGCGGCAAACAAAAGATATGTTGACAATACTGCTCAAGGACTTATAGTAAGACCTACAGCATTAGCAGCAACGACAACAGATCTTGGTGGCACATTTGAAAGTGGTAATACGAGCATCGGCGCTACGATTACTATTCCAGCAGCTCCAATTCTAAATATTGATGGCGTTATAAACTGGTCAAGAGGAGACAATGTCCTCGTTAAAAACCAGAATAATCCAGAAGAAAACGGTTCATATAATATCGATGTTGTCGGTTCTTCTCTTATCGATTGGGTACTTAGAAGAGCATTCTTTAACGTAAAAGCATCAGATGTTCCAGGATCATACGAATTTGTAACAGACGGTAATACTTACGGACAAACTGGTTGGGTTGCTACTGTTGCTGACGCTGAAACGTTCCAACTAGATGTTAATGATATTACTTGGACTCAGTTCCAAGGTGTTGGTACATTTACTGCTGGTAACGGTCTTTCATTAGAAGGCACAGAGTTTCACGTAGATGCTAGCCAAGTAATAAATTCTATTACACCTAACACCGGTATTTTACAAATTGGTGGAACAGGTGCAGTAGCTTTACCTACAGGAAATACTAGCGACAGACCATCACCTGCTCAAGGTATGATTCGCTTTAATTCTCTTGATGGACAATTCGAAGGATACGATGGCATTGCTTGGTCAGGACTCGGCGGTGTTATTGATGTTGACCAAGATACAAAAATTGAAGCAGAAAATACTGCAGGCTCTGATAACGACCAACTTAAATTTTTCACTGGTGGAACACAAACACTTCTTTTAGATTCCACACAAATGCTTGCCAATGTTAATGTTGTAATTGATACAACAGGCGCTATTACAATTCCAAACGGAAATACTACAGAACGCCCAACACCAGTTCAAGGTATGATTCGTTTTAACAACCAAGACGGTCAGTTTGAAGGATATGACGGCGTTGCTTGGTCTGGGTTGGGAGGCGTTATTGATGTTGATCAAGATACAAAGATTACTGCTGAATCGTCGCCTGGCTCTGATAACGATGAATTAAGATTTATTACTGGCGGATCGCTTGCTGCAAAAATCGATTCTTCAAATACTACTTATTTCTACGGAAATGTTGATGTAACTGGAAACGTTACTATCGGCGGTAACATTACTATTGGTGATGCAAATACAGATGCTATTCAAGTAGTTGCTGATTTTGAAAGTAACTTGATTCCAGATGCAGATAGATCTTACAATTTAGGTTCTCCTGTTAAAAATTGGAACAAACTGTTTGTAGATACGATTGACAGCAACGATGAAGTTATTACTATCGACACAACAGGCGCTGTTAAGATTCCAGTTGGTACTGTAGCAGAAAGACCGTCAGCAGTAACTGGTATGTTACGCTATAACACGGATGATTCTCGCTTCGAAGGTTATGATGGATTAGGATGGGCAGGTCTTGCTGGTTCAGTAATTGACATCGACCAAGATACGAAGATTACTGCAGAATCATCTCCAAACGCAGACAATGATGAATTAGAATTCTTTACAGCCGGTGTTAAGCAACTTACCATTGGAACAAACATTGTTGCTAATTCTACTATCACATCTGCTGGCGATCTAAACCTTGATGCTGCTGGAAATATCAGTGTTAACAATAATAGAATTACTGATGTAGCAACACCCACAGCCGCGACCGATGCTGCAAACAAAGCTTATGTTGATACATTCACCTCTAACTTAAGTATCATTTCAGGTGAAAACGGTGCGAATACTTATAACTATATCAACCTAATTCAAAGCCCAACTATTACTTTCACTGAAGATCATTTGGAAGTAAAAGGTGTTCCAGATCAAGCAAACAACTCTTTTGAGCTTGGTCTTACCGAGCCAATGGCCGGATCTGAAGGCATATACGGTAATGATGGATTTTCTCCTCGTATTAGAATTACTGCAGATGGGCGTATTGATTTTGCTACAGAGATTCCAGTTGAACTTCAAGCGAATGCGATTCCTGACTTTACAGAAACTGTGCATGACCTCGTTGGTCTTATGTTTACGGACGGTCAGGATGCAGGTCTTAACAAAGGTATCAACTTCTTTAACATCGATGCTAACAACACGATTTATGCAGAAATTACAAACTTTGATATTAATCTAGGTGGTGACGTAAGCGGTGCAAATACAGTAGTACAAGGCGGCGACGTTACAATTCCGGTTACGATTACTGCGAATTACGTTAACGACATTGAATCTACTGCCAATAACAGCGGTATCAGTATTACTCATACTCAGTCTGCTGGATCTGTTCCTGATATTAATCTAGACTACACATATCTAGATACAAGATATTCAACAACCACGGGCGCGACATTTACTGGTAATGTTTTTGCTCCAAGATATTACGATTCAGACGACAACGCGTATTACATGGATCCAAACGGAACCTCTATCATTAAAGGTTTGAAGGTTGGTGAAGGCCAGTCATATTCTCAAATTGAAATGAAAGATGGCGCGTCTTCTTCCGCGTATATCTATGCAACAAGCGGAAAGATTGGTTTCCTTGATCAAACATTCAACTTTGCAGCTTATGCAGATAAACAGTCTGGTGATTGGGTTGTACAAAACGGTGATGTTAAAGCCGAAAGATTTGTAGACGCAGATGCTACAACTTACTTCTTACATCCAGGTGGTACGAACTCGTTCCTTAAACATATTCAAGTTGAAACAGTTGTACAGGCTTCTGATGTTAAGATCGGTGGATCAGGCGCAGACAGAAGAATATATGTAGACAACGGACAAGATCTACAACTTCAAGCTAATGGTGTTTCAATTAGTACTGGAACAGCTCTTGAATTAAATGTTAATAGTTCTAGAATTACAAATGTTGCCGCACCAACAGCAGGGACAGATGCTGCTAATAAAACTTATGTAGATAATACAGTACAAGGTCTAAGAGTTATTCCTTCTGCTCTTGCTGCTACTACAGTAGATCTTGGTGCTATATACAATAACGGTGCAGGAACTCTTACAGCCAACACTAATGTGGCTTTCTCTTTAGATGATGTTATTTCATGGAATATTGGAGATAAAGTACTTGTTAAAGATCAGACCAATGCAGAAGAAAATGGCTCATATGAAGTCACCGTGATCGGCAGTGGTGCAACTCCTTGGGTTCTTACTAGAGGAGAATACTTTAACGAATCATCTGAGATTCCTGGATCTTTCCAATTTGTAACTGACGGTACCACAAATGGAGGTACTGGATATGTTGCAACTGTTAATGATGCTGAAACTTTTAGTCTTGGAACAGATGCTGTAAATTGGTATCAGTTCTCAGGAGAGGGAACATATACTGGTGGAGACGGTTTAACCTTGACAGGTACAACGTTCTCTGTTAATGTAGATAATTCTACGCTTGAGATAAATAATGATACACTAGAAGCAAAACCATTTACGATTGTTGATGAAAACGGTGCGAATACTGAAATCAATCTCGGCACGAGCTTAACATTTACCGGTACAGATGGTGTAGATACAACCGTCACAGCCGGCCAAGTTGCTATTGCTATTAATGAGATTGATGGAGGAACATTTTAAGAAACAACTAATATTATTTTGTAACCTATATAGGTATTATAACAAAGGGACATACATATGTCAACAATTAAATTACGCCGTAGTTCGGTTGCTGGCCGAATTCCGACCACCGCTCAGCTAGAGCTTGGTGAAATTGCCATTAACACCGCCGATGGTAAATTATATTTTAAGAAATATGACGCTGTTGCAAATACCGAATCTATTGTA